GAACCCCATTCCAATTGATTACTCCCTAACACGTGACAAGTGTTGGGGTGCTTTGGAATGGAGATGTCGCTTTCATCGTTTTAGGGTATGAGTATAGCCTAAAATAAGATATTTTACTCGAATCAAAATTTCAATTAAACCAACTAGAAAAGAGTAGTAAACTTTTCGCAACGTCAAATGGTAGTATTCTACAAGGGGTGGATTCCCCGTCTTTAAAAAGAGTTTCTTTCGCTCTGGAAGATACTATCCATGATTTGGATAGTGTTCAGTCTTCTGAAGAAAGTCAACCACTTAGGCAACGCGGTAGTCTTAGCGCCGTTGATTATTGTGGTAGTTCTGTTTTTTGCATTACTCGTAATGCTGCTCGTACTCTTGTTTCTATGACGTACGAGGCCCAATCCTTATTGGAAGCGCCCGCTGATTCAAATGTTCAGGCAAATATAGTTTCTTTTACCGATCATGATGCCGGTTATGAGGCTGGATTAATATCTGCTCGGGATGATAGTTATTATGTTAGTGATGACTCTGAGTTTAATGTATCGAAGTTCTTTGCCCGCCCCGTTAGGATTGGCACTTTTCCATGGACAGTTAATACAGCTTTTGTCGGACAACAGATTTTTCCGTTTGAGCTGTTTTGGAAAAATAAACATAATGCTAATAGGTTAAATAATTACCGTAATATGAAGTGTGATATGTGTGTTAAGATTGTGGTGAACGGTACACCTTTTCATTATGGTATGGTTATGGCGAGTGTCACTCCGGATCAATCATTGGAAGGATTTTTGAACACGGATTTGACTGAACTTGGTTGTGTCCGCGGCTCGCAAAACCCTCATATTTTGGTTGATGCTAGCACTTCATCAGCTGGTTGTTTGCGTCTTCCGTACACTCATCCTAACAATGCATTTGACACTTTAGGGCTTCAATTGCAGTCTGCCGGGACATTAACACTAAGAGAATTAGTACCATTGTCGCATGTTTCTGGCGTGGTTGAAACCATAACGATTTCAGTGTTTGCGTGGGCTGAGAACGTTGTTCTCGGCGTACCGACCAATAATAATATTTCTGGTCTTACCGCTCAATCTTCTGATGAATATGGTCAAGGGGTTATTTCGAGACCGGCCTTCGCTTTGGCTGCAGTAGCTAATTCCGTTGCTAAAATGCCGTTTATACGGCCATATGCATTGGCGACGGAAATGACCGCGACATCACTTGGTAATTTGGCCACTTTATTTGGTTTTGTAAAGCCAAATGTTGTGTCAAATATCATGTTGATGAATCCGAGATCTATTCCGAATTTCTCATCTGCTACGCAGCACGATCCGATTTACAAGGCTACGCTTGATGATAAGCAGGGTGTAACAGTGGATCCACGGGTTGTGGGTCTAACTGGTAAAGATGAGATGGGTATTTTAGATATAGCGATGAGGGAATCTTACCTTTTCCAATTTCCATATACGCAAACCAATGCCGTGGATGCTCGGTTGTGCGCAATTGCCGTTACTCCAAACCAATATCGAACATTTGGAACAGGTATTAATACCGCTTTCGTTCAAACTCCATTGAGTTGGGTCTCTGCGCCTTTCCAATATTGGAGGGGTTCAATTCGGTTCAAATTTACTGCTGTTTGCTCCGCATTTCACCGAGGTAGATTGCGGATAGCGTATGAGCCGGCTGTGTCTACAGCTGGTTTAGTCCCATCATTCAATGTTGTTATGTCTGAAATTTGGGATATTTCAGAAAAGAAAGAGATAGTTGTTGACGTGGGTTGGCATATGCCTAACCCGTATCTTCAAGTATCCAACATAGGTGATGGTGTAACGCCATTTTTTCCAGGATTGACCGGAAATTTCCTTGTCAATAATTTTAGAAATGGTTCATTGTCTGTTTACGTTTTGAACGAATTAACGTCTCCGGATACAAATTTGACATCCCCCATATCTATTTTGGTGTCAGTGTCCGCATGTGAGGATTTTGAGTTGTTTTCCCCTATTGATACTATTTCCAATTTCACATACCACCCACAGTCTGGTGATATTTTGAGCAATTCTACAATCCAACCTTATAGAGCTAAGGCTGATGTAGTTTTTGGTTCTAAAATACGCAGTGACGACCCTTCACCTATGATATTTCATGGTGATCCAGTATTATCTTTGCGTACTTTGTTGAAACGGTATACATACTCCTGCACTTATGCCCCGGTTTTCGTTGCATTGGGCGTTCAAAGGTTTTCTTGGAGATTGGTTTTGCCTCAGATGCCGTTATATCCTGGAAGAGCGCCTTTGGCTGTTCATGTGGCAACTACAGCTATAAATTTTTCGTCTATGACCTTATTGAATTATTTCACACCAGCATTCTTAGCTCGGCGCGGAGGGATAAGACATAGATTTGTGGCGGGTTCAGGTTGTCCTATTGAGCACGCTGCTGTATATAGGGC